TCAATAAGACTGAAAAGTATCACCTGGTCGGCAACAGCGTGCCGCCGTTCATGGTGCAAATGCTGGCCGAGGACAACGTCCGCCGCGAACTGGTGATGGAGGCGGCGGAATGAAGATGATCTGCTGGCCGGCCTTCACGGCCGATGATGCCGAACGGGCCTTTGACAAGTGGGGATGCAATTGCGGCCCGGCAGCGATCGCCGCCATTTGCGGCCTGACCCTGGACGAGGTGCGCCCGCACATGGGCGACTTCGAGGCCAGGGGCTACACCAATCCCACACTGATGTGGGCCGTGCTGCGCAGCATCGGTATAAAATGGTGGGAGGTGAAGCCGCCGGGTCCCTGGCCGGAATACGGGCTTTGCCGCGTGCAGTGGGAGGGTCCCTGGACCGAACCGGGCGTGCCGATGCGGGCGCGCTACCGCCATACGCATTGGGTGGGTGCCCATACGCGCGAGAGCGGCGAGATCGGCGTCTTCGACATCAACGCGATCGGCAACGGCAGCGGATGGTCCTCGCTCAATGACTGGCGAGAAAAACTCGTGCCGTGGATCCTTAAGGAGTGCGTGCCGCGGGCCAACGGAAGCTGGCACCTTACCCATGTGGTCGAGGTGCGGCCGTGAACATCCTCGAATGCCTGCCCGAAAAAATTAAAGACAACACTTTCGAGCCCGGGGGATCATCAGCGTCATGACTTCCGATGCCATCAAGCTCTTTGTCGAGGATGCCCGCGCCGTCACGATAGCGCAGGCTGCCGGGCTGCTCGACCTGACCTTCAAGGAGCGTGGACACGAGCATCCGCAGCCTTGCCCGGCCTGCGGCGGCGACGACCGGTTTTCCTTCAACGACACGAAAAACACATGGGTCTGCCGCGGCGAAGGCGTGGGCGGGCGCGACGCCATCGGCATGGCCGCCCACGTGCTGGGTTTCGACCTCAAGACGCGGGAGGGTCTTCTCGACGCCTGCTCGGCCGTGCTGGGCAAGCCGATCCCGGAAGAGGGCGCAGGCGAAAGCGAGGAAGAGCGCGCCGCGCGTCTCGACCGCCTGGAGGAACAGAAGCGCAAGAACGCCGAGGCCTCGGCGAAGCGTGAGGAAAACCAGGCCGATTTTCGCGAGAAGGAACGCGACAAGGCGCGTGGCATCTATAACGCCGCTGCGGCGCTGGCCAGGTCCGCCTTGCCTCAAGGGCGCTTCTACCTTCAGCGGCGCGGTTGCGGCGTGCCCGGCGATCGATGGCTGCGCGTCTCGGCCGATGTGCCCTACTGGCATGGGCAGGACGCGCGCGGCATGCCGGTGGCTCTCTACACCGGTCCGGCCATGATCGCGCCTTTTATTGCCCTCGCGGCCGCAGGTCTCCGGGCGGGGCGTGGCGATGGCCGCGACGCCCGGTCTGGCTTGCCTGCCGGTTGGGAGATTATCGGCTGCCATATCACATGGATCGACCTCGATCGCGCCCCGAAATTCCGGCCGCTGCTGGTCGATCCGGATACCGGCGAGGTGTTGCCGACCAAGAAGATGCGAGGCACGAAAAAGGGCGGTGTCATCCCCTTGTGCGGCGATCCGGCGCTGCGCCGATGGCTGGGGGCGGAAGGCATCGAGAACACGCTGGCTTTTGCGCGGCACGAGCGCTTCCGCGCCGACACCTTTTACTTCGCGGCCGGCGACCTCGGCAACATGGCCGGCCCGGCCGATCCCCGCTACCGGCGCAAGCACCCGCACCTGACCAAGCCGGACAGGAACGGCCGCGAGCGCCCGGTGATGGTGGCGGGGCCGGTGCCCGCCTTTCGCGACGCAGGAGAGCCGGACGCCATGGTGGTGCCCGACCATGTCGAGGAGCTGGTGCTGCTCGGCGACGGAGATTCCGAGCCGGTGATGACGGCCTCGGCCATGGTGCGGGCAAAGGCCAGGCACGCCCGGCCGGGCAGGCTGGTGCCGATCGTCATGCCGCGCCCCGGCACCGATTGGGCGATGATGCTGGCCGGCCGCGACGAGGCGTTTGCATGACGGACGAGAGGTCGAAAGACGATGTCTGGGCAGAGGTCGACGCCATCGTTGATGCGGCATACCGGGTCGCGCGCGGCGAAGCCCCGACCCCTTTCCCGGAGCCTGCCGCTACCGCCCCCACCGAAAAGCTTTTGCCGGAGGAAATGCTTTCCGAATGCACCGGCGAGCCGGAAACCGACATCGGCAACGGCCGCCGGCTGCTGATCCGCTATGGCGAGCGCATCATCCATGTCGCCCATGTCGGCTGGCACGGCTATGACGGCAAGCGCTGGAAAGAGGACGATGACGGTTCCGTGGTGCGGCCGCTGGCGCAGAAAACGGCCGAGCTGATCGCCGACGAGGCGCGCCAAGTCACCGCCAGCGAGGAAGAACTCGACCTGATCGCCAAGGGCAAGCAGGCCGAGGCTGAGCTGAAATCGATCGGCAATCCCAAGAAGGATTGGGGAAAGGATCTGTTCGCAGCTTACCTGGCGCTCACCGAAACGAAAGAGGTGGGCGAGGACACGCTGAAGAAGGTGAACGGCCGCAAGTCCTCGCGCCACAGCCATGCCAAGTCCTCGGCCGGCACCACCAAGATCAACAACATGCTCACCGAGGCGCTGCCGAAGGTGGCGTGCACGGTGGAAAAGCTCAACACCGATCTCTACGCGCTCAATGTCGCCAACGGCACGCTGCGCTTCGTCTCGCGCGAGCACGAGGAATCGGACCCCGACGATCCCCGCCTCGTCTGGGAGGCCCGCCTCGATGCCCATGAGCCCAGCGACTTCATTTCCAAGCTGGCGCCGCATCCGTGGCGGCCGTCCGCGAAGCACCCGGAACTGGACGCCTTCCTGGAAAAGGTCCAGCCCGACCCCGAGATGCGGGCATTCCTGCAGCGCCTGGCCGGCTATATCGCGCTCGGCATCATCGACGAGCAGATCATGGTGATTTTCCACGGCGGCGGCCGCAACGGCAAGTCGACCTTCGTCGCCACGCTCTGCCATGTGCTCGGCGACTATGCCGTCACCCTCGACGTCGAGAGTTTCACCGGCGAAAACCGCCGGTCCGGCGCGGAGGCGACGCCCGACCTTGCCCGGCTGCCGGGCGCGCGCCTGGTTGCTTCCGAGGAGCCCGACGAAGGCGTGCGGCTCAAGGAGGGCCTGATCAAGAGAGTGACCGGCGGCACGCGCATTCCGGTTCGGCGGCTGCACCAGGACTTCATCGAGGTGATGCCGCAGTTCACGCCCGTCCTGTCCTGCAACCCGAAGCCGGAAATCCGCGACATGAGCGAGGGCCTGTGGCGGCGCATCCTGCTGGTGCCGTGGGAGGTGCAGATCGCCAAGAAGGATATCGACCGCAAGCTGCCGGCGAGGCTGCGCAAGGAAGCGGAAGGCATCCTGGCATGGATCGTCCAAGGCGCGCTCGACTATCTCAACTATGGGCTTTCGCCGCCGAAACGCGTGCTGGCGGCGACCGATGAATATCGTCACGACAGCGATTTTATCGGATCCTTCATCCGCTCGGCCTGCATCGTGACAGGCCGTGCCGACGACGCCGCGACGCCTGCCGATCTCTTCATCGCCTATTCCAACTGGCAGGCGCGGTCCGGCGCCATGGAGTTGCACAAAAACACCTTCTTCAAGCGCTTCCCGGCCTATTGCCAGCAGTATTTCGAAGCGCCGGACGGCTCTCAAAGGCAGTTCACCAAGGACAAGTCCGGCACGACGATCTATCGCGGCATCCTCGTCAAGGACAAGTTCGTGCGCCCGAGCGGCCAGCAAGAGGGTCAGTCATGATCGCCCGGACCCTTTTCCTCAAGGGATCGCGAGCGTCTTCCGTTGCGCCCCATCCGGACATGCCTGTGCCATTCGTCGACAGGTACGGGGCGGGAATTGGGGCGGCAGGGACGGTAAAACGGTGCGGCTTTTCTACAGACCCAAGAAAAAGGTACGGGATTTCAACAGCTTAGGACGCTAGGGCCGCTGGGGACGGTATTTGCCGTTTTCGTGGCGCGCGCGAAAGGAAAGAGGTCGGGAGGAAAAAAGGATGACAGCCTCATCATATTGCGCGGGATTTACCGTCCCTAGCGTCCCTAGCGTCCCATTTGTTTCTATTCTTCCTTCTTTTTCAACGAGTTAGGAAAATGAGAGTTGGGACGATAGGAACAATAATTGGGACGGTAGGCGGAAATTTGGGACGGTAGGTGAAAGATGAAGACGAAAACGATTGAAGAGCTGCTTTCTTGGGCCTTCGTTCACGAATTGCCGAAGGGCGGCGGCATTGACGGGCTGGACAGCATGAATTCGGCCTGGCGAATGTTGCAGGCTTCGTCATGGGGCAAGATCACGGCGTTTGCCGAGTTGATGGCCAAGGTCGATGTCGATCGCGGCGACGGCGGCATGTGGCTGGAGCAGGGCGAGGCGCACGAGGATGCGCTGGTGATTGGGCAGGCGGTGGCCGATCTGGCGAAATGCGAGGTCGTGATCCCTGCTGGATGGAACGCGCTTGCCGACTGGCCGGACGATGACGGTCTGGTGATGCCTGCCGTGGCGCGGGCGGTCGAGCGCTACCAGTTGCGCCCCGCCATGCGGCGGCGTGCCGGCATCGTCAACCTCGTCGTCGGCACCGCTATCCTCGGGCGCGAGCCGGATTGGCAGGCCGAGCCGTCCCGGGTGCGGATGGTCGAGCGGGGCGGCAAGCCTGCGTGGTTCGTCGAGCGGCATATGCGGGACGAGTTCGGGCGCCGTGTCGTGATGGAGGTCGACGGCTTCAATGCCCGCACGCAGCGGCCCATGAAGGAGGCCTATCGGAAATACGAGTTTTCGGACGATCCGACCGGCGACATCCTTGCTAGGCTCGACTGGCAGATGTGGGTTGCGGCGTTGCGCATGCTGGAAGGCGAGGTGGGGGCGCGCCTTGTCGAGCATCGCGTGCGGGCATGTGGCAGATCGATGACGCCATGGCTGGCGGCCGATCGCGGCGGCGTAATGCTGGTGAAATTTCCGGCCGCAAAGGGGCAGCCGAAAAAATTTGAAAACGCCTGTTGACGTGCGGCAGAAAGTTGACATACAACAACCGCGGATAAAAGCGTTCCGAACCCGCCCGAGCAATCGCGGCGGGTTTTTCATTGGCGGGGATCGCATGCCTGACCTGGTGATCCGATGGCAGGATATCGAAGGGCTCATGCGCTTCGACAATGGCATCAAGGCGCTGGGCAAGGATGGCCGTAAGGTCATGCAGCGGGCGCTTGCCCGATCCGGCGACATGGCGCGCACGCAGGTGGTGCGGGCGCTGACGAAGCAGACCGGGCTCAAGCGCGGCGTCATCGTCAATGCGGTCAAGGTCAATCGGCCGAGTTGGACCGATCTCGTCTACGAGTTGCGGGCGAGCGGCGGCGACATCGCGCTCAAGTATTTCGATCCGCGCGAGACGCGCGCCGGCGTGAGCGCCAGGCCTTTCGGCAAGCGGCAGGTATTCCCGTCCACCTTCATGCGGGGCGGGCGCTTCCCCGACCGCAAGGGCATGGTGTTCAACGGCCATGTGGTAAAACGAAAGGGTGCCGACCGCTTCCCGATCGAGGTGCAGAAGTCCGGCGTCGTCATCCCGAACGAGATGGTGACGGGCGAGACGGCCGCCACCTTCCAGCGGGTGGTCCGCGAAAACCTGCCTCGCCGCGTCGAGCACGAGTTAGGCAGGCTGCTGTCCTGACCCTCCCCGGTCTAGGGACCGTATCCCGCCGTCGCCGCCATACGGGGCGAGTTCCGCCCGGGATTTTTGCAGTAGGTGGGGTCAAAAAGCGGTACACGCGAACGCATCGTGCGCACGCGTGGCTAACACGGGTTTGCACGGATGACGGAAACGCCGGTTGAAAGTGCCGGCGAGTGGATATCGATCACGGAAGCGGCGGCCCGCCTGACGGATGCCGGCGATCCGGTCGACCGCTCGACCCTGTCGCGCTATCTGACGCAATATTCCGAAGCGCTACCGACGCGACGCGAAGGCAGGTCGAACCTGGTAGAGTTCGGAGCGCTCGAGGAGCATCGTGCCGACAACATTCGTTTGAGGCGGCCCTTGCCGGCGCCAAAGGCTGCTGGCCTGCAACGTGGCCACGCCCGCCAGCCTGCACGGTTTCCCGGCTCGCAGTCGGACGGACTGGCTCGCAAGGTCAACGCCGAGGCCGAGATCAAGGAGATGGACCTCGCCGAGCGGCGGGGAGACCTGACGCCGACCTCGGAAGTGGATCAGGCCGGCCGCGATGCGATCGCGTTGATGCTGGCTGCATTCGACCGTGCAGTAGAAACAGAAGCCGCGACCCTGTCCGTCCGCTACGGTTGGGAAGAAAGGGTGACGCGCATTGCGTTGAAGTCCTTCGCGAAGCGCGGGTTGCAAATCTTCAACCGCGAAATCCGCGAACGACTGGACGGCAAGCGTCGCGAAGCCTTTGCCGATGATGGCGACGGTGCTGGAGACGGCGACAGGACCACGGCGCTGCAATGAGTTATCACGACACGCGTCTTTCCTTTCCGGACTTGCCGGACGGGATCGTCACCCTGTTCACCGGGTTGGAAGCGGCGAGCCGACCGGCCGAGGATCTTACGATCTCGGAATGGGCTGATCGCTATCGCGTCGTGTCGTCGGAATCAGGGTCGCCGTGGCCCGGTCCTTTTCGGACCGAGCGGGTGCCTTATCTGCGCGAGCCGCAGGATTGCCTGCATCCAGACCATCCGGCCCGGCGGGTGACGGCGCGGTGGGCGGCGCAGCTCGGCAAGTCGACGGCGATCGAGAACTGGTTCGGCTACATCGTCGACCAGTCGCCCGGCTCGATGATGATCGTGCTGCCGACATTGGAAGAGGCGACGAAGTTCAACCGGGTCAAGTTGCAGCCGACCATTGAGGCGAGCCCGCGCATCAAGCACAGAGTGCTGCCGGTAAACAGCCGCGACGAGCAGGGCTCGACCACAGCATTCAAGCGTTTCGCCGGCGGCTTCTGCCAGATCGTCAATGCAGGCTCCTCGAAGGGCTTACAGATGGTGTCGATCAAGTATCTCGCAATGGACGAGGTGACCGGCTATCCGCGTGATGTCGATGGTCGTGGCAGTCCTCGCGACCAGGCGCGAGCACGCCAGAAAATGTATGGCGATCTTGCCAAGGAGTGGCAGGGGTCGACGCCCGGCATCGAGGGTGAGTGCGCGGTCACCGCCGATTTCGAGGCCGGTGACCAGCGATATTTCTACGTGCCGTGCCCGCATTGCGGCGGGCTGCAGTTCTTGACTTTCGACCAGATGCGCGGCCCGGAGGACGGAAAGCCGGCGCACATGGTGTGCCGCGGCTGCGACGGCATGATCGTCGACGGTCACAAGCACGACATGCTCGCCGGCGGCGTCTGGATCGCGCGCCGCGTGCATGAGGGCGAGGAAGCGGTTCCCGACCTGATCGCACCGGCCGATCTCGACCGGTGGCGCTGCGAGCCGTGCGAGGGCCGGTGCAGGGATTGGCAGCCGACTTATCATCTGTGGGCCGCCTATGCGCCGCGCGAGCGTTTCGCCGACATATGGGGCCGATGGACCGAGGCCGAAGGCGACACGACGAAACTGCGGGTGTTCTCGCAACAGGATCTGGCTGAGCCCTACGATCCGGGCGGCGTCGCCGTCGAGTGGGAGAAGATCGTCGAGGCGGTGCGGCTGCACCAGTTGCCCGATCACGTCATACCGTCTTGGGCAGGTCTCGTCGTTTCGGCGGCGGACGTCCAGTCCTACGGCATAAAATGGACGGTCTGGGCCATCGGTCCCGGCGACCAGTCGATCCTGATAGACCGGGAAATCTTCGCTGGATCGCCGGAACAGACGGACGATCCCTGGATCGGGCTCGCAGATGCGTTGGGCCGGACCTATGCGACGGCAGGGGGTGGGGAAAAAGGGATAGACCTTTCGGGCGTGGATTCCGGCTATGCGACCGACCGCGTCTACATGTTCTGCGCCTCCCGCCCGAACTGTTTTGCCCTCGACGGTCGTTTCGAGCGCGGGCTGCCATGGCTCGGCACTCCGAAGAAGAAGGACATAAGGGACGCGAACAAGCGCATCATCGGCAAGGTGATGCTCTATCCGGTCGGAAACTACGACGTGAAAACGTCGGTTATGGCCGGGCTTGCCAACCTGGTGCTGGGACCGAACAAGGCGGGCGCCTGGCCGCGTAACACGATCCATATGGCTGCCAACCTTTGCGACGAGGAGTTCGCCAAGGAGATTACCGCCGAGCGGTTGGTCGATCCTGACGAGGAAGCGCGCGCATCGGTGTCGCGGCGTGCGCGCAACCTGATCTCGCCGAAGGCACCGCGTGAATGGAAACGGATCGTCGGTCGCGCCAACGACTGGTTCGATGCGACCGTCTATGCCTTCGCGCTCGGCTGGCATCTCCGCCACAAACGCAGGCTCAACGCGCAGCGCTGGGCCGACCTGCTGGTCGAGGTCCACGGCAAACCGGCAGAGCCGGACCTGTTTGCCGCGGCCGAGAGCGGGCCGTTCGTCAAGCAATCGAAACCTGCCGATCCCGAACGCGCAGCGAAGCG